TTGAATAGTTTGAAGCCGTTCCCTGTGTTGACCTTGCATTAAGATAAGCACCCACGCCTGAAGCTACCGTTGAGAGGGCTATCCCTGCTGCTATATCCCCTATTCCCGAACCCGGCACAAGCACATTTTTTGCAATACCCATAGCAATCATTATCCTTCCCAGGTTTCTTGCAAAGTCAATGGCAATCATCAGAAATTGTTTAAAACCCGATTCGCCGGTTGCAATCATTTCGCCAAGCGCCGATCCGATTTGTTCTCCAAGCCCATAGAAGGATTCGGCGATCATCTGTTTAAAGGATTCCATTTTGTTAGCAAAATCAGCCACTTTGGCAGCAAATTCTTCAACATCACCTCCCTTACTGATGATCTTATCTAATTCTTCTGTAATTGCCTCACTCATTCCATAAAAACTGCCTGAAATATTAACATTATATTCAGCCAATAATCTATAAAAATCACCGTATTTATTCTCAAAATATTCTATCTCCTCTTCTGGTAGCTCAATTCCCATTCCCCATGCTCCGCCGGGGATGCCTCCTTGTGTGCGGGGCATACTTTTCTTCCATTCATCAAATAATTCTTCCATACCTGGAAGAGTATTCATCATTTTTTTATATATATCAAATCTTGCATTTTCTAATTCAATCTCACGTTCTAAAAGAGCCTCACGTTCTTTGCTTTGTTTATTTAATCTTGCAATTATTTCTTCAAGTGTTTCACCTGCATCCGTTGATTTACTCAGTTTAGCCGCATACTCTCCTAATACTTCAGCCGTTACCCTGTAAATCTCCGAAAGAGTTTCCATTCCCTTAATGTCTTTATCAGGCCAGCCGAATTTTCTCTTTTCTGCTATATCTTCGCTTAATTGCTGGTATTTTTCATTAAATTCACTTTGGGCTTTAGCGGTTAACCTTATTTGTTCCTCAAGGTCTTTTCCCTTTAAATCCAGCTCTTTGAAATCTTCCAGAAAACCAAGTGCCTGTCCCCTGGTTGGATCACTTGACATAAACCTAAAGAGAGTAGTAAGTTTTTCCCTGAATTTATCCAGTATAGGATTTATGTCCTCTCCTATTGTTACTTTCCAATCCTGAAGTGCTGCTTTGAATTCCTGCGCCCTGTCCGCTGAGGTTTTTATTGTTGAGCCGGCTGATTTCATTTCCCTATCAATGATATTACTTACAGCCTTTGCGAAATCACCAGTTTTTTTAAATTCTTTACCCAACTCAATGACAGATATACCCAAATTATCAAGTATCATCATTGACTTTCTTCCGATTCCTGTTGTAAATGATTGAACAAGATAGTCAACCGATTGCCCAGTTTCCTTTGCCCGGCGTGTTGCAAATTCAAGTCCTTTAGCAAAGAGATCCATAGGGATCTTAAAATTATTTGCTTGTACTGCAACCTGCATGAGCTGTAATTCATCAACCGTTCCTTTTGTTGCTTTCTGAAGATTGGAAAGCAGTTCGGGATCATTCAGACGTTTAAATGCAGCCTCAACACCTTGTATTCTGCCCTCTAATTCAGCAGTTTCTTTGCCAAACTGGACAATTTGTCTTGTAAGCAAAAGAATACCTGTAATACTGACCATCTGGCTTAATCTCTGGCCAAATTGCTGCATCTTATTCTGGACTCCCGAAAGGGCAGCGTCAAAATCCTGCGTTTTTGCTCCGACTCTTACATTCAGTTGTGCTACATCAGCCATTAGTTAAGTCCCCATTTATTTAGTTTCCCGGCCTTTTTGGCCATTCTTAATTTCTTTTCCTCACTCAGTTGTCCCGGCGTATCTTCAAAATCACCCGGAAGTGGCAGGATAAACCTGGGATCACCCCCTGTGAATGATGCTATCAGAAGCCGGGTATTATGCAAATTATCAATCTTTTTCTTTTCAAGTCCCCTGAGCCTGTAATAAAAATCCCTCAATGTCAGCTCTTCAAAATCTTTTCTCATCAGCCCCATCTCTCCAAGTGCGATCACGTAAATATCATCCCACGTCAGGTCTTTGCCACTTTTTTTTTATCCGTTATCTTCTCGAATATCTTCGGAAGTGATTCCTCAAAGCAATCCCATATATCCTGAAGTTCGCCCTGTTGCATTGACATTATCCAGTCATCCATATCAAATTCAGTCAGCAGCTCACCGGTCTTTTTATTTTTGACAATTTCACCCTTCATGTAGCATTTATGGGCCGCAAAAAGAATCCCGGATGCACACAGTAAAGACCGATCTTTTAATATTTGCCACACCCCGGAAAAATCACATCCTTTAAGCTCACTGAAATATTCCAGTGTCTTCATGGTAAACTTAAATCCCCGGTCTTTGCCACCGATTTTTTTTACGATTTCCATTATGCTGCTGAACTCGTGATTGATCCTATTGAGATCTCACCGGTAATTCTCAGGGTGCAAGCCCATACGGAAGGTGCATTCTGGGGATCGGTGCGTCTCAGGTTCGTAATAATTGCACTTCCTGAATAGCTGTCGGCTCCGGGCAAAAAATCATCTCTTGCGGAATTGGCCTTTGCATAAACAAAAGCAATGGCAGCAGCGGCTTTCTGCGCTGTAAGCAATTCCTTATAGGAATAGGTATCATCCTCATCGATCTTACCCTCCACGTCAAGAGTTCCCCGGAAAGTACCACCGGAATATTCCCCTGCATTACCTGATGAATCCTTTGTGGTTAAATCCACTTCATCAATAGTTGTTGTGAGACTTTGCGAAGTGGTTCCACTGACCAATATAGTCGCAAGTTTCAACAGAATCAAATAACCATCATGTACACTCATTTTCTTTAAAATTTAAGGTTTAACAAATTGATCTATATTTCTTTTTTTTATGCTAAGTAGATAAGCACTTTCTTTTTTGAAAAATTCAATATTATTGTAATAAGCACACCTGATAAGGGGATATTCGTTTATGTCTTTGAAATTCAGCAAGGCATTGCGTGCCGCCCTTTCCCCGAATAAAACATAAAGAATATAAAGCCTGTTATAAAGGATTTCAGCATAACCAACCGGGTATGATGTCTGCGCCCTGTAAATATTCCCGATTAGCTGGTCAAGTATCTTAACCTTGCCTCCTGACAGCCATGTTTTAAGTGAAAGGAACTGGTTACAACCTCCCCGCGTCTGTATGCCGTTGAGCCCGTGAATCTTTTTCCACAGGCTTTTTTTCAGAATATAACTACCCCCGTAGGCACAGTCAACTTCACCGGAGCATGGTTTTTTAACAGGAATATTAACAAGAAAACGCATCACATTTCCCGGTTTGTAATATCTTATCTTTGCCCCATAAAGCGTTGACGTTGATTTTTTAATCTCAGTCTGGTCGTATCTTAATACTGCGCTCTGTATGCAGAAAAGCGTCTCAGGCTCATTTTCAAGTGCTTCTATGGCTTTCTCTGCAAAGCCTTCGGTGAATCGTGTACGTGCCCCGCAAATCCAGATATTTTCATTCGTTGCTGCTTCGATTCCTTTTTGTATTGCCCCTGCAAATCCAATAGGTATTTTTGAATGAATGACCCTGCATTCCCCTACCGGGTCAAACCACTTGTCCGAATCCGAGCAGTCATTAACGACAATAACTTCGCAGTCAGCAAACTTAAAGATTGACTGTGTTGTGTTGAATAACTCCTCGCCTTCATTGCGGCTTGGTATGATAATTGATAGGTTCATATCTGCTCTATTGAAAATCTCAGTCTTAAAAGTTTGCGTATTATTATACTTGTCTCCTGCTCCTCTTTTATAATGTTCACACTATCAAGATAAGGCAATACCTCCCATGCAAAATTTGTAAGGGTTAAATCTTTTTTTATAACAAGCAATAATATCTGGTTGCAAATTGAATTAACCCCCTTCAGCGTTCCACGCTTACCCATTGCGCCCCCGACAATATCTATCAATATGGTACCTTCAGAGATAAATGCGTCCTTTGTCATATCATTAGTCAGAAAAACATCATCCAGAAGAACATAGTTATAATTCTGGTCTGTATCCGCTGATGTATAAACAGGCCAATTGACATCACTGTATGTCAGGTTGCCATTTAATGCTGAATAAAATGCCGTCAATATTTCATCTGTTGGATCTTTCATCTTGTCTGTAATATTCTTCTTATCCCGTCAATAAACCGTCTTCGCTCCCTTTCTGCGGCAGGGAAAAGAAACGGTTGCTTTTTTGTTCCCTGATGCGCTATTTTCCACATAACTGCGTATGCTATTTTTTTGGCTTCTTTTACATTCTTTGTCACTTTCACTATCACCCAGGGATAAATGGCTGAGAAGGGCGGCGGTTTTCCCGGCCTGCGTCCAAACTCAACCCATCGTGCATACATGGCATTGCAATAAACTTCAGCACTTAACCCGTCCATCGTAAACCTTGTGTTGATACTTCCTGCCAGAAAACTCGTTGCTCCCCTGGGAGCGTTCTTTCGTGCCTCACCCTGGATATTTATTGTCGATCTTCTTACCTGCCATCGGATCTCATTTATCTTCCTGTTCTTCCATTTTTTAATATCCTGGAGGCATTTTTCAAGATCAGGTGAATCAACCGAAAAAGTTATATTCATGACTTTTCGTATGCAATGATTTCAAGGAACTTATCCGCTTCATCCAGGTTTATCACCGAATGGATCCATAATGTCTTTGAGCCGAATACCAGGTAATAATTTTCATTAATGGCAATATCTTTTCTTTTTCTTATCAATACCCTGTAAGGCTTTCCATGAACAAGTTGTCCGTATTCAAGAGCCCTCACTCCAGTCATAGGCTCTATCTTTGCCCATGTCGTTTTCTGTTTAACTCCCGCCTCTGTTACGCCGCCCTGATTATCTGAGGTCTCTGTAATGGAATAGATCGACACTTTCTGGTTAAAGCTGCCTATTGAATCAATATTTCTTCGTCTTGAATCCATTAAAGCCAGTAATTACGTGAAAACGGCTCAATCATATTTAAAACCTCACTTGAGAGTTTCGGATGATAATCTTCCCGGTATTTATACCATTCGGCTGCCTGCTTTGCGATAGCTTCTTTCAAGGTTTCAGGTATTGCCTCTAACCCGGTGGTTCCGTACCCGCATGGAAGTGTTATCCGGAAATCATCAATGAGCTCCCTGACGTCATAGGTTGACCAAACTGCAAACAGCTCTATCTCAATGAACTCCATCCCCCTTTTATAATAATCGGTATTAAGTACCATCGCCGTCTCATTACCTTCACGGTCAATCTTTACAAATTCGCTTATCGTGCCATGGGGCCCATAAGGCAGTACCACAATATTGTCCGCCAGGTCATCACGGTGAAAAAATATTTTCAACGTCTTTGGCCCCAGGGAAAGATTCAACCGTTTTTCAATCAATGTCCGTGCTGCCTTTACCATTGACAATATCCGGGCATCTTCAGCCCCATCCGTATCATCCCATTTGATATGCTGTTTCATATCATCCAGTGAGACCGGCTCAATAGAGACATCCGCTGATACTTTTACTTCCACTATTTTTTGATGTTTTTCTTAGTTGTCATCACTTTTGACTCATTTTCCCCGAACTTGTTCTCAGGTTCATTTTTAAGGGACTTATCCTCTTTTTTGCTTTTCATCAGTTTTCCCAGTTTCTCAAGGATAGGAACTTCATCTTTATGAATCTTTGCCTTACGACCATCCACTAAGGTAACTTCCGTTAATTGTGTGTTTGCCATAATATAAAGTTTAAAGAAAGGGAGCCGAAGCTCCCCTTCGTGTTAATAACGATAAGGAGTCAGATATAACCAACCTCTTACTCTTGTTGATTGTGTCTGTGTCTTTCCTGTATAGGTCACTTTTAAATATCTGTACGGAAATCCGTCATTATCCTCCTTTAAACATACAGCGTTTCCGCTTTTCAGAGTATCACCGGCTGCCCTTGATGCAGTTTCCCAGTTCGTACCATCAAGGGAATATGCCACGTCAACCCAAACTTCAGATGTCCCTGAAAGCTGGGTGTATATCATCTGAAGCTGATAGTTCCAAACATTATCATTAATCTTCAGAAGAATTGTAGCATCATCCGTTCCTGCACTGGCAACTGTATCGTCAATGATATTTGTTACGCCGGGTCTAAAAAGAGTATAATCCTGAGCACCTGCCATAATGGCTGCCACTATAAACAGGCATAAAAAGATTAACTTTTTCATCTTAATAGTTTTTATAAGGTACGACATACAAATAAGCATTGACTTTAGCAACCTCTGTTCCCGAACCGGTATATACCATTTTTAAGTATCTACCATAAAATCCATTCTCGTCGGTAAAGAACTCGACAAGATTTGCTGAGGTTATTTCCGTATCGGTTGAAATAAGCTCCCAGTTCGATCCGTCAAGAGAGGTGTAATAAGCCGGTGTTATAGAAAGTGTTCCCGATATGGCAGTGCCGATAACCTGAACCACAACATTAAATACATAATCATTACCTGGTTTAAGCAAGATAACAACATCATCCGTCCCGGTATCGGTTATCGTGTCATTGGTTACAATCTGTGTAACGCCAGTCTTATAAACGGTAAAATCTTGAGCATCCGCTATATAAGCAGCGAAAAGCAACAGAAAGAAGAAAATCAGCTTTTTCATAGCTTTATCCTCCTTTCTTAAACTGCCAATGCTTCAAGAGCTGCTGCAAAGGTTCCGGTTACAAGCCCGTAAGCACCCTCAGCGGTTACCCTTAAAGCAAGCCTGTGACTTGCTGTCACGGTAACACGGTCATATTCAGGATCCGTTGAGTTCTGATCCCAGAAGTTGATCTCTATTCCCCTCTTTATGAAAGCCTTCATCACAGAGAGATCACCTACAAGAAATGACCCCACTGTCATCATTGGGGTTGTAATAACAGGGACTCCCGATATTGCCAATCCACCGGCACTCTTGAATGGGGGAAGGATGTAATTATTATTAGCATCTTTCTCCAGCTCCATATTCACGGCATCAACCGGGTTGAGTACGCAGGCATTCGGGAAAAATCCCGTTTTCTGTCCGCTGTTAATTCCCAGGTTAACCTGGAGAATGGCAGCTTTAAGGGCATCATAATTATTAGGATCAGCAACCCCATCTACCCCTGTGGGTAATGAAAAAGTCTTGGCATAGGTTAAAAGCCCTTTCAGGTTTGGTGTGCTACCGTTACCTGTCAATACCTGGTATTCCCTTAAATAAGGGATGTTAAAGTTCAGGATAGTCATAATCTCACTTCTCACGAACTCTGCATCTTCCAGCATCTCACGTGTCAGCTTGACCATATCGGTGATTTTCTCAACCGGCATGGATTGCTGTCTCCACTGGTATGTACTCTCCCCGAATTGATTATTTTCTGCTTTCATAGCAGTTCCGGGTGTTTCTGTATTACGCTCAATCCATTCCACCCTATTTGAATCGGTTGTTCCCTTTTGAATCAGATCAAAAAGCAGCAACGGGACTCTAGGGTGAGCACTCACTCCCGGCTCACGGCTGGGGGTGACAGGATAGGTACCTCCAAGATCAGAACCTACGGTCATAACCTTGACCAGCTTCTGAAAGCCAGCACGGCTGCCATCCTGTTTTAAGGTTTTGACGGCATCTTTATAATCCTGGCTACTGAGCATCTTATCGAGCTGCGTCTCGATATCTTCCGTCTTTGCAGCCCCTTTCTGCTCAATCTCCTTGATACGGCCATCCAGGGTATTGACATGGTTTTGGATTTCCTTTGCATAGTCTGCAATGGATTTATCTTCAACCTTTGTCAATCCCTCAATCTTCGAAGTCAACTCATCCTTAATGGTAACAGCTTTGTCACTTCCATCCTGAACGGCTTTCTGCAACTTGGCAAGTTCCGCATTGATGTCATCAGTCAGCTTCTTTAATTCCTTTTCATCCATTTTGTAAAATTTTTAAATTGTTTCTGAAATATTCGATCCAGTCAACCGGCTCATTGTGAGTGTCATCAGACGGCTCAATGAGTGATTTAATATGATCTGTTATCTTTATTATCTTTTGTTCAAGTGAACGGAAATATTCATCTGAAAAATCTCCTTTTTTGAGTTTCAATAGTCTTTCAAGGTAGAGCATTGAATCATTCACATCCATTGTCTTCAGATCGACAAGGCGTGTCAGGGGATTAGACCCGAATGATGTAAGTGAGGAAAATTCCCATAATCTCAGCTCTTTGAGTATCCTTGTCCTTTCTTTTGGATCATCTTCATTTACCTGCTCGAATTTCAGTACGTCAAATCCGAAAGAATGTTCTGTAATCCCCCCGGCCTTGTATTCCTCGAATGTATCTTTCCCAAGCTGTGTTCCAAGTATAATCTGGCTTCTTGCCAGTGCTCCCGAATCATCTTCTTTAATCTCAACCGGTACGCCAACCAGTTGATCCCACCGGTGATTCTTGAAATGCTTTATTCTTTTGAAATTCTCTGCAATGGTTTTGGCAAATGCTCCTCTTTCGACAATATCACCGTCTGCATCCTTATTCCCGAATATCGAAAAATAGAATGTTACTATCCCTTTTGTGGCGTCAATATCTTTAACATCATAAACAAGGGACTTGAATTGTATCTCATTTGTATTCATTTCTTTTGCCGGTTCAAATGATATATATTTTATGTCATGATTCTTCAGCCATGCCTTAGCCTGTGCTATGGTGAATTTCTTTGCATTGAAACGATAGGCCTGTGTTACCATACTACCATCACCTTTTTTCAGCTTACCGATAATAATATCAATCCCCTCTGCAATATTTTTCCTGCGGAATGAATCTTTGATAAATTCATCCGGGTTAATTATCCTTGCACTATGCTCATTGGGATATGGTTTAAATTCCATTTTTACAGAATTTTATAATATTCAATACACTTACAGTTTATCACCTCTTCCGGTGGCAGGATCGTATCACCGGGATACATTGCCCGGTATCCGCCAACATTGTAATATTCATCCATTCTCCGCTCCTGGTTATGCAGCCCGGGATAACCTACATGCCTGATATCTTTATTCACTATCCCGGATGTAAGCCAGACCTTCACCTGTGCGCCGGCTTCATTTGCACCTATATGGGAACCGAAATTGCTGGCCGTCAATACTTCCGTCTGTGCTATCCTGCGCGCCTGCCACAGGTCATACTTTCCGAACTCCTCTATGAACCTTCTCTGGAACATCCTTGCAATCTGTTCAACTCCCATTCCCTGCTCAATTGTTTCAGTCATCATCAGATCTTTAAGTATCCTGCGTGCTAACTCAAGGCGTGTTCCTGTTATAGAAACTATCCTAACTCCCGCCCTTGTTTCTGCATATCTTATTATCTCATCCATCCATATATCATCATATCCCTGTTTCAACCCTTTTCTCATTCCTTTGTATGCTCCCCGTGCAAAATGAACACCGACTTCTGGGTAAAGCCTTTTGAAAGAGTCCCTGACCTCTGTATCTTTTATCAGCCCGTCCAATCGTGCCAGTACCTCTTCCGGCTTGCTGCGCCCCAGCTCTTCAATTACCGGTTTTGCTTGTTTCTTCAAAGAACTCATAAAGCGAAATGTCCATTTACGTTCAAATCCCTGCCTTTGCCTTTCTATATTCATCCATAATTGTACAGATCGCTTCTGATCCATTATGCAATCTTTATATATTTATAAGGCTCTAAATCAGCCTGTTTTAATGTATTATCGACTTCATCTTCTGTTGGCATCCCAATGCTCAGTTGATTTATCGGGATCAACAGTGGATTAACCAGGTAGTCATCCATTCCCGGTGTATCAACCGGCTCAAACCCTATCGCTTTACGATATTCATTGCGGTTTATCGCTCCTGCCTGTACCCCTATATTGAGCCATTCGCTCTGCTCTTTTTTATTCATCTGTAATTCGGGAATCCCGGAAAAATCAGCTTTTACTATTATATTGTCACCATAAGCCTGTGTTATCCTATCATTAAAATAAGAATAAAATAGATTCAAATCAGGAATAATGCGGTTTGTATAGATAGCCTTGCGTGCTTCACTGACATTATTATAAGTGGATGCTGAGGTATCATTGAACAACTCCGAAGGCACACCCCACACATTACACAATGCCCGCAGGCCGTTCTCCGAGTTCTCAATGATCTGAAGGTCTTTGAAGTTGGTAAATGATATAGGAGTCCAGACAACCTTCCCTCCTGCAAAAATCGGTATCCCGGCTCTTTTATGTGTTCCCGAAGAGGTATATTCCCTGACATATTCCCGGCGAAGGTTTGAGAGCTTTTCCCTTGTATCGCTTCCAATCTCTGTCTCCTGGTCTGTTGAAAATATCCCAAGCGGCACCCCTCTTTTAAGAGTGTTGGCAACAATCATCTTTCCCTGATTATCTGCTTCAATAACATTTACAGCCACTTTTATAGGAGACATCCCCATGAAGTTTGCACCATCTTCATAATCCAGGTTCATCATACGAACATGGATAATATCCTTTGCATCAATATCAAACCGCTGGTTTATATCAAGAGTATATTTTGCAGCCGGGTTCATCCAACCCTCGGACTTGATACTCACATTCTGTGTTGGCATCATATAAAGCCCATGAATCAGCTTGCCCTTGTCATTGCCTGCTTCGAGAACAGGAGCATAGATAATCTCGTTTCCCGTGATAAGATAGAATGTTTCACAGAGAGCAATGAATTCAATAAAGGTCTGATAAGGGTTGGGGTGTTTGAGGATCTTATTAAGATCTGTGTCTTCAATCACATCACCTGTTTTTTTGTCCGTTACAACAGCCGGAACCTGCGAGGCCATAATGGCAATCTTCGAGGCAATGGAATAGACTGTTGGGTTTCCTGCAAAGCCTCCGTCGACATAATCCTTCATATTAGAATCCTTGCTGAGAGGGAAGCCTTTCACGATATTTTCATATAAAAGCTGGTAAATCTGGTTTGCTTTCTGTATCTCACTGAAAAGCAAGTCAAATTCTTTTTTTGTAGGCCTTTTAAAATAATCAATAAATGCCATTTATATAACTATTAATTCTCTTTTCAGACTCAATTGACTCATGAAATAATACCTGGCTGCATCAATAAGATGATTAAAAGCATCAATCGGAATGCCTGCCTTCTGATCATTCCAGATATAATTGTTCAACTCTTTTATCAGGTTCGGACTATCACCGCAAACCACTATCTTATAATCCTGCATCAGCTTTAGCCATTCACTCACTGTTCCAGTCTTTGATACAGGCCGGATATTAAAAATTGACTTCAGCTCGTTTATCAGCCTGTTGTCCGCACAATCGGCAATAATCAAATCATTATCCCTGCAAAACTGGCTGACCTGTAATTTAAGATCATTTACCTTATTATTTGTCCTATAGATACATTCCTGCAGATAGATAACCTTTCTCTTTGTATCTACCGCTTCCCTGATCATTGCATCAGGATCCGGGTGAAAACCGAAATCCAGGCCGTAACCACATGACAAGCTGTCATCCCATTCTCCATATTCCCAATAAGAGAAAACAGCGCCTTCCAGCCTTCCTAACTGGCCTTCACCATATACCTTCCACCAGTTCTCAAATCCCAGCTTTCCCTTTTTATCCAGTATCCTTCTCAGCTCATTCTCACTCAGGTAAATATTATCATTGAATGTCGAATGAATGAACTTGTGCCGGAAGTTTCCCATTATCTTTTCATGGTACCAGAATTCCTGTGTTGGATTGAAATCAATAAATGTGCATTCCCTTGTTCGGGTATACATGTGATCGAAAACATCCCAAGTTATCTTCCTGTTAGCCTCATTGACAAAAAGAATGTCCCGGCGTGGCCCGTGTACCTTCGCTAGGTTGCCTTCTATCCCGAAATACTCTATAATCGACTTATTTATCGTGTAATAGCTTTCAGTTTTGTTTTTTATCATTTCAGGATTTTCTCCCATTGAGGACAGTATCAAATCAAAATCCCTCATTGCACCGGCTTTCAGGTGTGGAAGGGCATAACTGCAAATAGTGATAATCCTTTCCTTGTCAAAGAACTTAGCTATAAAATAAAGCAGTTGAAGGATACTCCAGGTTTTACTTGAACCCGTACCCCCGCAACTGACAATAAGATCGTGTCCTTTAAGATATGCGTCATTAGTTTGTGCAAATACTTTTGTGAGCCTGGGCTTCATTTATCAATTTTTCAAATGAATCCTTTGTACCTTCATTATCAACAGATACTTCTATTTTATTCAATGATTCGCCTTTTGTGGTATGGTCAATAAATTGTTGTGACTTGCCGAATCCCCGGTCAAGTAGTTCCTGCGCCGCCCTGACATCCCCTTTTATTGCTTTCGCTTTTAATGCGGTCAAGATATTCTCTAATGCCGTATGACCATCTTTTTTTTCGGCCAGTATCTTTGCAAGAGCTTCTTTGATATCAGGAAGTTTGGGGCGGCCATTGGGATTGCCTGACTGACCTTTTTTAAAAGGTTTTGGATTATCTTCTGGTCTTAATTTCCCTTTTCCGCCTGGCATTTTATTGACTGATTTTTGACTGTTGATAAAATAGAAAAAGAGAATAAAAGATATTAAGGTTTGATATTCTCTTTCTCACCACGGTTTCTAATCAGGGTAAAACATTTTAATATTTTAATACCCTTAAGTCTTCTATTATTAAAATAACAATATTACAAAATAATTTATAATTAATCTATAAATAAAATAGAAAAGTTATTAACAAATAAAAAAGCCGGTTATTTAGATTAATTCTAAATTAGTCCGGCTCGTTTAACCAAAACTTTTTACTTAACTTTCTCCTTCCATTACCTCATAGGCCTCGAAATTGGTTTTGTGGCAATATTGCCTGTTATCTCTTAATCCCAATTTTCTAACTACTTAGTATTTGTCGTATTCGCTTATAAAATTCAAGACTTTCCGGCCTGATATTTTGACTTAGCCACTTAAAATCGTTATCCTGGTTATTATATTTTCCCAACCCGGTAGTGTGATATATACCTCCACATTTACCTATTCCATGCTTTATTCCTATCGGCATATTTTCAGGGGAATAAAGGATCCACCTATTGGGCTTTGTTTTTCTGTGCCATGCGAAATGCCATAATGCCTTATCAAGATAAACAGTATTATCTTCGGGCCAGGTGAAATCTTTTAATCCTGAAATCTTAAAACCAGTACAAAACAAGGAGCTTCTCAATGGATGATAAATTTTACGGTAAAGGCCATAATGAATGTTATAATATATCGTTGAATTTATACCTACAAAATCACTTCCCTTAAATGACATGCTTTCAAAATAATTATCCGGATAATAGTCATCATTCTCAATAATATAAGCATAATCAAAACACTGCTTTTTTGCCAGGAATATGCCATGCCGGATCCTTTCAATAATATCAACATCATTTGAACGGGGCTTGTAGTCAATATGAAATACCTCCACTGGCTGGATGGTTTGTCTTTTTATCTGAAAAATGCAATGATCTGTAAATTCCTTTCTGTCTCCCCGGTCCGGTATGATCACGCAAAAGTCCATTTGAATATTATTAAGTAAAAACTATCAATATTGATTCAATAATATTTTTAAGAAATTTAATTTTTGTTATCAAAAAAAATAATTTCATGTGGATTTTTGTTGTTCCTGATTTGAATTTTAATTCTCATTTTGCAAAATCTTTGTCCATTATTTATAAATCTTATCAAGGTTAATTGCTTCTTCGTTCATTAAATCGCTGAGCTTTTGCCTGGCATCTTCGAGCTCTTCATCCGCCGATTTCAGTTCGCCATATTTTAATCTTTCCCTTAAGTAATTATCCATATCAAATAAAATACTGCAAAGCTCTGTTGCTACTACTGTGCGACCGTATTCTTCTTCATCATCCGGGAGGTTAAATTCTAATATTGCTTTCATTTTATAAATATTTTGTCCAAAGTATTATCCAATTGTCCTATTTTATTTCAATGGAATAAAGTTTATGACTATTTTCCCCTTTATATCCATTTGTATTCCCGCCTGAAATATAAATCTTATTGCGATAAACCGCCAGAGCGGATCCTAATGAACCGAACGGAATGAATTGTATTTCCATCCATGAATCTTTCTTTATATTATATTCAAAAATTTTACTGGATATTATTGTTGAGTCTCTCCAATTCCCGGATTTTACGCCTGATATTACATATAACTTTCCCCTGATTGCTTCAACTTCTTTATAACAGGTACTTTCCGGTATTGGTGATTTTTTAATCCATTTGTCAGTTTTA